CGCGGGCATAGGGCGGCGTGAGTTACACCAGCCTATTACGTTTGCCGGAATTCAGTCTGTGCGGAACAAGGCAGCGCAGATTGACCACGTTGATCTAGTGATCATTGACGAGTGCCATCTGGTCAATCACAAGGACACGGGCGGCTATCGCGATCTGCTGCGCCAGCTTCAACGTATCAACCCCAACCTGCGGGTCATCGGCCTGACTGCCACACCGTACCGGCTAGGCCACGGCATGATTACCGATGAGCCAGCGATCTTTAACGCTTTGATTGAGCCGGTCACGATTGAAGAGTTAATCTTCAAGAAGCATCTGGCCCCGCTGCGCTCCAAAGTGACAACAACCAAACTAGATACCGATGGTGTTGCCAAGCGCGGCGGGGAGTTTGTTGAAGGCGAGCTACAGAAGGCGGTCAACACCAAAGACCAGAATGTGCGCGTGGTCAGCGAGGTCATTGCGCTGGCTGAAGACCGGCAGCATTGGTTGTTCTTTTGTACCGGCGTATCCCACGCTGAGAACGTCTGCGAAATATTGAATTACTGGGGAATACCGTCCAAGTGCGTGACCGGCGACACGCCCAAGAAAGAACGCGAGAAGATTATTGAGGAGTTCAAGACCGGCAAGATCAAGGCGTTGACCAACGCCAACGTACTGACTACTGGCTTTGACTACCCAGACATTGACCTGATTGCCATGCTGCGGCCAACGATGTCCCCTGGCTTATACATCCAGATGGCCGGTCGAGGAATGCGGCCTAAGAGCCACACCGATCATTGTTTGGTTCTGGACTTTGCCAAGGTGGTGGCAACGCATGGTCCGATCACCAACGTTCAGCCGCCCAAGAAAGGCGGTGCAGGCGACGGCGTTGCGCCGGTCAAGGTATGCGACAACTGCAACGAGATTTGTGCGCTGGCGGTGCGCGTATGCCCTGCTTGCGGGACGGATTTCCCCGCCGTTGAGCCTAAGCGATTAAAGCTACAACATGACGACATTATGGGCGACAGCGGGACCGAGATGGCGGTCACTGATTGGTCCTGGCGACGGCACGTTAGTCAGGCCAGCGGCAAGCTAATGGTTTCGATCACCTACTACGGTGGCTTAAGCGATACCCCTATCACCGAATACCTTCCCATATTGCATTCTGGTTTTGCTGGTGAAAAGGCGTTGGGTACGCTGTATTACATCGCCAACAAGGCCCAGGCGGTGCTGAACCAGATCAACGAAGTGGCCGAGTCAGACGCGGTTGATTATGTTGTGGCGCAGATGAACCAAGGGTTTGCCCCAGTATCCATTGAGTACAAACGCGATGGAAAATTCTTCAGAGTGGTGAGTAGGAAATGGTAATACCAACTGAGCATGAAGAACAACGCGACCTGGTGCGCTGGTTTCGCCAGACGTACCCTGACGTTCGTATCTTTGCCATACCTAACGGGGAGAAACGCAGCATCAGCGTAGCGGCAAGGCTTAAAACCGAAGGCGTTAGCGCCGGGGTTCCTGACCTGTTTGTGCCGTCTTGGGGTTTGTGGATTGAGATGAAACGTCAGAAAGGAGGTGTGCTAAGACCAGAACAAAAAGATTGGATTGAATACCTACAGGGCTGCGGGCATCGGGTCATTGTGGGGTACGGGTTTGACGATGCCAAAACCAAAATCGGAGAGCAGAAGTGACTAAGAAACAAAAACCAGAATTTAAGTTAAATTTTAGTATTGCTGAAATGGTTCAGCGTTTTACTGACTACGCATTGGAACCTGTGTTTAGGTTGCCCAACAGCGAGCAGATTGTAGTGCCACATTTCATTGAGCCGCATCAATGGGTTGGTCTGGGTGGGTTTGTGTACACAAGTGAAGAGTTGCTTAACTCTCGTGCGTTTCCTGAGTTGAAATGTTTGTGGTCTAGGCCATGGACTGAGAAGATTATTTTTCAGGGCAAAGACAGGGTGTTTAGCAGCGCAGAACTTAAAATCTTGATAAAGGCAAGACTATGAACAAAGCAGAAGCATGGCGCAAGTGGTGGTCAGTAATTCACAAGACCACCCCAGCGGGTAGTTATGACCCAAGAGAGGCGCTTATGTGGGACGCATGGGAGGCGGCTTGGGATGCAGCAGACAAGCAATCTCAGGTTGAGATCAACCACCTAAAAGAACAGCTTATGCGGGCCAATACCAACGATGGTGCGTACAAGGCTGCGTTCTTGGCTGGTCAAATGGCTGCGCGGGGTGGATCGTGGAAGTGAAGTGTTGTAACGGCAACTGCAATCAAGGTCGCAACTGTCCCTACAAAGGCGTCAATTGCCAGCAGTGCAGGGTCAACCCTGCAATCCACAAGGTTCCCTTATCAAGTGGTAAGGGGTATCGGTGGAAGTGCGAGTCTTGCTTTAAGCGATTAGCCACAAGCGGATTTAAGGACAAGATCGCATGACCTATACCTGTTTACGATGCGGTAAACCAATCCGCACCATCATCGTCAACTGCCCTTACTGCGGTAGGAGCCCGTTATGAGATACGGAATCCTTGACGACGAAGGCAACGTCGTGCGGTGGGTCTGGCATATGCCGCCGTACCCTCACATCGTGCAGAAAATCAAACGCCAGCGCAAACCGAAGCTGGATCTATCTAACGTACAGGACGCACTTTTTTGAGGTAAATATGAGCCAACAAAAGGTTCTTGAGTATTTGAGTGAACACGGGGAGATGGCAAGAAAAGAAATGAAAGTCCCAGGCGTAACGTCCAAAGCGTTGTTTGGAATATTAAACCGTTTGTGCGCCAATGGTTCTGTCTCTAAACGTGAAGTTGGAGAAGAAAACAGAAGATATTTTGTATTCAACATCGGCCCTTCTTCGGTAGAGCCAGAATACTCGTATATCCTTAGAAACTTACCCAGAAAGGAATTGCATGGCTAACTTTGAAACGTGGCAGTACAACAACCTTGTGCAGTTTGCCAAGGAAGCAACCGAGCGGATGAACTTGCTGAATGCGGAGGTTGAGGCGCTAAACGCCGACTTAAAAGCGGCGATTAACGCTTACCGTGACCTACTTCGCCGCGACACCCTTGGATTTCTCGAAGCTACGCATCCCACCGAAACCAAGCAGTCCGGCTAGTAGCGTCATCAACTGTTCAACCTGGAGGTCTGGCGGTGCGGCCAGACCCTTCGGAATGATGTCCACACCCTGCCCAAACGCCCACACCCACTGCATCAGAGGGTAGCCAAGAAATTGGTAGGTTAGGCCAGCAACGCCAACCCAACCGACAGCAGGACGCCAACCAGAGACAAATAGGCTAGTAGACGCCGCTTCGATCTTGTTGATACCCACCTGCGCGAGGTCTGTAGCTTGGTCGATACGCTTTTCTTCAAGATCGAGCTTGCGGTCCTCCAGCGCCATTTGAAGGCGTTCTTGGTCTGTCGTAATGAGGTCACCCGCGACCTTGCCCACACCTTCAATGATGCTCCCGATTCCAATAAGATCCATTATTTTAGTCCGGACAATGTACGGTTGATCCAGCCAAGAAGAAACTTGGACTGGGTACGGTTCTTGTTGCAGATGTCTGCGTAGCGCGTGATCTTAGCTAGGGCATAAGATTTCTTGAACGAATCTGGTTCAACACTGTTGAACTTTTGCAGCGTAACAGGGCCGACCGCGCCGTCTGGGGTAGCGCCTACGATCAACTGCGCGAGCTTTACGGCAACTTTGATGCCGGTGTTTACGCCGAAGTTGAAGATGCTTTCTGCAACAACTTGCTGCGTAATTTCATCCCCTCGTAAACGATCCCAAAACTCAACCTTATAGAATTTGCGCACCATCCCAGTAAGGAGCGGATTGTCACGACCACCTTGGTCAATGATGTTCCAACCGGGCCAGTGCGGGTTTGGGTTTCGCGCAATTCCTGCATAGGTCATTCCTCCGGTGTCGCCTGGGACGGTGTGTAAAACATAACCGCCTTCATCAACGATCATTTTCTCAAACGCGGGATTGAAGTTAGCCATTAGTACCCACTCACATCAATAAGTTGACCACGGAAGTCGATGATACCTTCGGCGTGTTTGCTGACAAGTTCAGGCCAGAGCGGCTTGCTGTTCTTCATAGTTACCACGGCAAACCCGCTGCGCCAGTTGACTGGGCCGTCTTCAAGGTAGTCAATGAACTGCGGCCCATCAATCTCAGCAAGCGTACCCGTGTCAACGCCCCACCGAGTGCCATTATAGTCCCCAAACGGCGTGACCTTGAGGCTGTGTAGATGGCCGGTAATAGTTGTAACCCCAGAATTCAGGGTGTTGGTATGCGTAGCGTGAACGCCATTCTTATATCGGTGTTTGACAACTACGCTATCGGACAACCAGCAGGACCAACATGGATGCCATTTTGGAAAGTGATCCTTGAGCGCCGTGCCGCCAACTCCTTCAAATTGGGGTGCAGCTTCTGACAGGCGCGACTCAAAGCGCGAGTCATGGTTACCTAGCGGCCAGATCAGTTGCGTGTGATGGCGGGCCTTCTCGCAGGCGTCTTCAATTTCTTTAAGCGCCGACTGGCAAGCGTCAAGTTCCTGTTTTACGTTTGGGACCGAACTCCAATTTATTCTGACGTGTCTGCTGATCGAACTTCCGTCAAAAATATCGCCGTTGGCAACTACAACGTGCGGTTTGAGTTCGTTTATCGCCCATAACAAGCCCTTGAAGGCAGTTGTACGGATGCCAGGCCAGAAGTGTGCGTCAGAGAAAATGATCGCAATCCCATCAGTCAGGCCAGCTTCGTGGCGGGCTTTTTGGATGTGGACTGCTTTACCACTTTTTAAGTTGATGTTTAACTTATTTTCTATTGCGCGCCGTCGAGTGTGGACGCGGCGTTCAGAAAGGCCAGTGGCCTTAGCTACTTTGAGTGGTGATTTGTGCTCGTCCCATAACCGCAAAAACTCTTGGTCTGTGATTTTTGGTGTCATTATTCTTCATCCTTTTAGGAGAAGCATCCCAAATACCACAGTTTTATTGCGGTTGGGTGACCCCCCGAGGTCGTCAGGGGGTCAGATCATTACTCGTCGGTCTGTTCGTCAAACTCTTCGGCTTCCTCTTCGTCTTCAACGTGAGCTTGGAAGAGTGCGTCAGCGGTTGAAGAGAAGAGCGAAGAAAGCGTGAACTCGTTGATGTTCGATGCTTTAGCAACCAAGAAGGCGACCGAGAACAGAGCGTTCAGGGCGTCAACTGGTTCAGAGTCATTGATCGCGGCAAGGATGTCGTCTTTCATGTGAGGCTCCAAGAAAAGGAACTTCATCTTACGAACTGACGATTACCGTTTAATGAACTTTCGTTAGCATTGTCAGCAGCATCATAATGATGGCCCCGCCGCCCGTGATCAAGATCTGCTCTAGACGCTTGATCCGGGCGTGGATACCGCGCGTCTCTTTCTCGATACCTTCGTACCGAATCGCGCAGATGTCAACGTGGGCGTCAATCTTGTGATCGACTTCAGATAATGTAACCATCATGGGGCCAGTTGGTTTTGGTTTTCAGAATAAAGAG